CCCCCCATCTAATATGTGTCTCCTTTTGCAAAAAATTATTTATAGACCATATGTGCTAAATATAGGCATTTTCAAGGGCATATTAAAACCAGCGAATAATTACTAAATTTGGGGCGAAAATAGGGGTCAAATTGGTAAAAAAAAATGAGTGAAAAGGGGTAAAATCGGAGAAAATCCGTGGAAATAATCGGGAGTGATTTGTTGTAAAAATTGTTGAAAATGTTAAGAAAAAGTGAGTTCAAAATATTTTTGGCGAATTTGTGTTAAATCTTTGCCGTGCTTTTTTAAAGCACAAAAAAAAGTGAGTTCAGTTAAAAAAAAGTGAATTTATCTATTATATTTTACTAATTCCTTTTTATCTATATTTAAGTATGTTGTATTCCAATAAGCGATATGGTTATATCGTGTTCGTGCTAATTCTTCGTCAGTATTATACAATCTAATAGCATTTGCGATTTCCTTGTATGTAATAGGTGTAAAGGTGTTATTCATAAGACATTTTATATTATCTGTATATGATTTATATGATGATTTAGAAATCAGTTTATACATAGATAATTGTGTTGGACTAAATGTAAGTAAATAATGATAAAAAATTGTTTCAAAGTAATAGTCCATTATGTTTATATACATTTATTATTTATATATACTTTACAATTTCATCTCTGTTTGTTTTATGGTGTCTTTCTCAATTTTATCCTCATTAACTACATCTCTAACGATTTCGCAACATTCACCACACTTTATAGTCTTACAACGACTATGAAGTAAATATTGTATGATATTTCCACTCAATACCATTATACCCATTATTAATATAGTTATTTCCATATATATATATACTTATATTAATTATCCACAATAATATACACATCCTATAAAACACGCTATATAATGTATATTTTCATCATACTCTTTCTCTGTAATTTGTATTCCTTCACTTGTTAAGTATCTTTTTTTATAATTATTATTTGTAAAATCACAATCACTTAAAACTTTTCCAATTGTATAATTATGTAATATATCATCATCTTGTTTTCCACCATAACCTTTAATTGTAGTTGATACTATAAAATCTCCGTTCGAGAAGTTTCCATTTAGATTTGAAACCCATATAGCACCTTCACCTAACGAATTTACCCTAATTTGATTTTCATTAATATCATTACCCCAATTGTGTTGTTCGTGGTCTTTATAAACATTATTTTCATCACTTAATTCTTCCTCTGCTGAATGTGTTGATATTACACCATATACACGAGGACTTTTATTAGTTGATGTTAATTTTACATTAACCCAAGAATTATTAATTTCTATTTTATCAACATAAGTTCCATCACATTCTACTATCAACCCTTCATTTTCTCCTGCTTTTAAAAGTGTTGGATTACCTGTTCCCGAATGTTGCCCTGTGAATAAAGTTCCAGCATTAGTAATAGTATAATAATAACTATCTGTGTCATTTCTTGCGTAAAAGTATAAAGTGCCTCCTGCCGAATTAATTATACCTGAAAATATTGTCTGTGATAATCCTAATGTTGGTGGATAAGAATGCGCACTATCTTTATAAGCAAAAGTGCTCCAAGTTTTTCGAGAAGTAGAAGAACCAATAGTCAATCCTATTGCTGGATTGTTAGTTCCAATACCAACATTACCAGAACTCCTAACAAATGTCATTACTTGTGCATCTGTTGTAGTATTATTACGGCGCGCAAGTTCTAAATTTCCATTATCATTTCTATTATACCATAACCAACCAGTGGTAGATGTAGCTATTGTTTCAGCATCTCCATTAGAACCGCTTAATGAAGCAAACCAAGGATTAGTAGCACCAGTTCCAGAATTAGAATTTCCGCCTCCATAATACCCAAAATAATCATCCCCTCCTTCTGCTCTCATATAAGTAAAAGACCCAGATAAACTCAATTTATCTAATGGATTATTAGTTCCAATACCAACATTACCAGTTGTTAAAACTTTATCACTTCCAAAACTTATAGTCCCTGATGCCGAAGTAATTGACCCAGTTGTTAATGTAATATCATTTTTAACTAATAATCCAGAATTAGATAAATTTAACCATTCCGTTCCAACTGCCGAAGAATTTTCCCAAGAATATTGGTCGCTTTTATATGTATGTAAATTTGTTGTAAAACTTGTTCGGTCTAATGTTATAGCACTTACACTTCCTCCTGCGTCGTTATGCGGTCCTATTAATAAACTACCATTTCCATTTACATTATATACCCATTTTTCATCATCTAAACTCGCTGGTGTTGTATTTCTTATTGTTAGTCTTGGTATTGAAGAACCTGTTATGGTTTGATTACCACTATCAATTGTGCCTGTTGTTGTTAAATTTTCGTTATTAAAGTTAATAGTTCCACCACCACAAATAATATTTCCATTAGTGAAAGTAAAATCAGCGATGTTTGAACCACTTGTTAATGTAGTAGAACCAGATAAAGTTAGGTTTTCGGCGGTTAAATTAGAAGTTCTAACACTTGATAAGTATAAACTTTGAGTTCCGTTGTATAAATTGACATCATCATTTTCACTTTGTAAAAACCTATTACTCATTCTATTATATATATTATTATATTTTATATTTTCAAATAATATTTCAAACCGAATAAGTGATAAACCATTAATGCTGAAATTGAGCGTGAACCGCAGTCAAATTCGGTTTTTTTTTGTTCCTTATCTAATTCAGTATTTACAACCATCCCATTACGAGATTGACCTAAACTTGGTATGATTTTACTCGCCCTCCTCCCAAAACTATCGTAGAGGAAAGATTTGTTATTATGTTTTACAACAGCGACCCAATGACTTCCAGATTTTCCTTCTTTATCAAGGTTCAAAATAACATACTGGTTATTTTTTAATCTGGGTATTCTATCACTTGGAAATACTCCAACGAACTTATTACCGAATAACCTTTTCCCAACATCATTTAAATCATCAAGGTAAGTAGTATCGCTTCCCAAAAGTTTATGACCGATTGTTTTTAAAATGTGATTGTAATATGCCTCTGCTTTGTGTTTCGTATTCATTATAATATTATCAGTTATAAAAAAAAGAGAGAATATTATATATTTAACCGAGATGGAGTTTAGGGGATTTCCTTGTTGGAACTACTTGTTTAGAACCACCACTCAACCTTAAACCTTTTCCCTTTTGACCTGCTAAACGGAGCCCCCCTCCACCTAATACTTTTGATAGAAGATTTCCAGCAATCGGCAGAAGTTTTTTAGAAGCGAGAGGGAGTAATGTATCTTTTAGAACCTTTCCTCCAATATCTCCGAGGAAAGGTAAAACAGATTTGAATTTGTTTTTAATTGACCTGAATATATCACCTAAACCAGCACCACCCATCTTACAAGTTAGACAATGACGTTTCATATGATTTAACTGACTGACTGAAATTGTTTTCATTAACGCTTTCTGTTGTGCGATTGACAATTTAACTTTCTTCGTAGGCATTATGTATATATATATAATTACAATATATTTTTTTAGAATTTAATTAACTAACTATGCGTCTAACTGTCTTCTAAAGCTACGCTCTGGACTTTTCCGTCAATCATTTCAATACGAGCGACTTGCCGAGAATGTGCGAATAATAGAACCCTCATATTAGTAGTAATCGCCGTGCCTTGGAAACCAGCATTTACAACAACCCTCGTGCTTGCGTCGTCGTTGTCTTTGGGACAGGCGAAATAATGATAAGCACCCCTATCCTTCCATTGTTCTATACTTTCACAACCACCGACACCGAAGAAAGCACCAGAATAGATATTGCTGTCAATATAACGATTAACAGAATAATCAGTAGATAAAGAACCAGCGAGACCAGTTCCTTCAATATAAGATGGTTCGGCATCAGGCGAAGGATAGTTGCTTCCACCATACGAAATAAATAGACGATTTAGTTTAAGTTCCTCTGTCTCGTCCATCGCAACATTATAAGATTTAAAGCGAGAAGCACTTGCCCGAGTATCACTTCCAACACGACCATCCTGAATAGCAACAGATAGAGCGTATGTAGAAGGAGATACATGGAAGGAATGTTGTGCGAAATCGGTGTTATTAACTACTGATGCCTGACAAGCGATTTGTTCTAAATCTAACAGATATGTAGAATTCTCAATACGCGGACCGGAGATAATGTTTGTATAGAAGTATAGATTTTGAACCGAAAACTTAACATTCGTAGCAAGAGCACCAGTCGTTTTTGTCGCTCCTGTGCTTTCAATCGCTAATAATTGGTATGTGTTAGATGATTGAGGAGTTAGTGTTAATTCACAAGAAGCACTCCCAGGAATGCCTCCCTCAACATCAAAGATAGAAAGAGGGGGCGTCCAGATAATTTCAACATTAGATACACGACGAGCATTAAGACGAGAAGATGAACCGCCACTATCTACTCGTGTCAATTGGATATTGTCTGCTGCTTCGTCTCCCTCTAATCCAGATACGAGAAGAATTAGTGCTGATTGATGCCCTGAAACGATGACTTCACCATTAGCAGGTAAATCTCCATATGCCGTGGCAACACGAATACGAGACCCAACAGGAAAAACATTCCTCACATCTGGAACTGCTCCACCTCCTCCTGCGGCGAAAGTTAGTCGTTGGGTTGCTTCTGTATAAGCAATAGTAGCATTTGCGGTGTCAAAACCAAGGGTCGCCCAAGGAGTTAATACATCTTCATCGTGATAAACACCATCAGCACAAACGTCCGCTTTACGACTTTCGTGTTTATCCCAAAAATTAGTGGAATTCCCAACACTATCTAACCAAGAAGCAGACTTATCAAGACGATATTTTAAAGAAGAAATTTGACCCATAAAATCACTCACACGAGAAATGGTCTTTCCGTTAATTTTGAATTCCGCAGATTGGAAGAGATTAGACATCATATTCATAGAAGGTGCTACATTATCACTTTCTAAAAGTGAAGCATCATCTCCACGAGAAATTTGACAGCGTAATCTTAAATAAGACCTTTGAGGAACAAACCATTTTCCGCCACCGACATCAAATTTAAAGTTAATTTCACCATTAGGGAAGTTAACGGTTGTAGCATCACGAGTAGGGGCCAGCTGGTCGTATTTCATATTGGATAAACCTTGATTTCCCAGTAATAATTGACGAGCATCAGTTTTTAGACTAAAAATAGAACTCATAATTGTATATATTAATACCAGATAAAAAAATATGAATTTAATTTAATTTAAATTAAATACTTTATAATTTGCTTACCAATAATCATAGTCATATTCGTTGGAATAGTGTTCCCTAATAGTATTGACTTTTGTGTCATATTACCAATTAAATTAAAATCATTAAAACCTTGTAATTTCAAACAATCTTCAAACGATAATATGTATTCATTACCATTAACAATATATTTATTCCAATTATGCCTATCGTCAATACGAGAATGCCTACCACCACACCTAATAGTATATCCAAAATCCTTTTCAAACTTCTTATCAAATAATTCGCTTAATGTAATATGTGATTTGTATTCATCTAAATTAAAGAATTTGTTTAAATTAATATTCAAAGACTTCTTAAAACCAACTATAAATAACCTTCTCCTCATTTGAGGTATTCCGTAATCACTACATTTCAATATATCATAAACTACATCATAATCATTCACTTCAAGTTCATCTATTACTTGTTTAAAACTTTCTCCGTTATTATGTTTAATTAAAGCCGGAACATTCTCTAATACTACGACTTTCGGTTTATTACATTTAACAAACTTCATTATGTCCCAAAAGAGATTAGAAGACTTATTATCAAATCCTTCATGAATACCTATTCTTGAAAATCCTTGACAAGGAAATCCAGCACATAATATATCATAGTCTTCAATATTGCTCGGTTCAATTTCTTTAATATCTCCTAATACTTCCATATTATAATTGTCCTTATAGTTCTTTCGTGCTGGTTCGTATATATCACTCGCCAATATACATTCCATACCTAATTGTTGAAAGGAATAGTGAAAAGAACCTAAACCACAGAATAAATCAATATATTTAAGAGGAATTATAATATATTTATATATGTATATATATAATAAAATGCGAGTGTATATTTTAAGGAAATCTAATAGAAAGGGCAAAAGGTTTGTAATTGAAATTGATGGAGTATTCCATCATTTCGGTAGTGATATTGGGAAGACTTATATTGATGGAAAAACAGGAACAATTAAGAAAAATTGGGAAGCACGACACAAACCCAATAAAAATTGGAACAATAAGCATAGCGGAATTTATTATTCAAGACATTTATTATGGGGTAAGCATCAATCAATACAAAAGAACATTAACGAGTTGGAAAAAAAAGACAACATCACTATTAAATATTTCAAGTGAGTTTATAAGAATGTAGAAGCAACACCGAGAGGAATAGCAAGTTCAGGTTGAGCGATAGATAATCCCGCCATACTCGCCTTCGCCAAGGGACGCCCGATCTTCTTTAATACATTTACGAATGACGAGAAGAAACCACTTCCAGATAAGGGTTTATAACCTTTTCCTGATTGACCTTTTTTCATATGCTTTCTTGTCTTTACAATTGCTTTCTCTAAATGTTTTAGTAATACTTTATCGTATTTTTTTAGACCTGTTCCACCCATTCCTTTTCCAAACATTTTACGCTTAATCCAAGGAAGAATTTTACTCGCCATAGTTGATGCTGATTTCTTCGCCAAAACCAGTCCTGCGAGTGGTAGGGCCAGTTTCTTTGCTCCATGAATTCCTAAATCTCCTAATGCTCTCGCCATAGTTGAAAAAGGACTATTGATGAGGTCTGTTGCTTTACTTTTTGATGTAAAAATAGGTGTTATGCTACTTTGTTGTTTTGGGGCGAGTTGTGGAAATTCACGCTTTACTTTGATAGGACTTTCTCCTAATTCAATATGTTTTTCTAATTTAATATCACCCTTTCCCATCTGCCTTGCCTTTCTCATCGCTTTCTTTTTGAGTTCGTGTGCCGGTGATTTCCCATACCCCGCCATCTCTAATGGTTTTAACTTCTCATTCATTAAGGCAATATCTCCTTGTGGTAATGCTTGATTTAATGATAAATCACCTGAAAAGGCGTTTCGTTTAATTAATCCTAAATCCTCTCCAATAATCTTCGCTTTAATCAATTTTGCCTGTGCTATGTTGAACCGACTATCCGTTTTATTTCGTGCGATTTCACCAACCTTCCTAATCATAATTTTATCAGCGTTTCTAACATCATTAAGATTATTAGCAATTCCATAACGAATATCGTGTCCCATAGCAACCTTATCTACCTCTGTTCTTGGGGGGTCTTTTCGTTTTAGTCGTTTTATGAGTTGAGTGCCCGGACCGATATAATTTCCAATTCCCATCTTTCCGTTAGGTAGTTTGAGTAAAGCGTGTTTCTCACCTTGGAATAAAGGTCTTCCAGTATCGTCGCTGTTAGGAATTCTATTCAATAGATTAGTTCCAATATCGCCAACCTTACCGAGCAACGATTTCATATTATCAATAATACCCTGTCCTCCCATATGTTCGTTTTCATAATCACTTGGTATTATCATCAAAGGTCTTCGTGTATTCAAAGTGCCTACATTATTATTGTTTTGGTGTGTAAAGGAACGATTAATCCTTAACATAATATATATTATTATACGAGATATTTTATTTCATTTTTATTTAGTAATCCACTTTTTAAAAGTCCTTTTGTAAAAGGACAGCAAAACGAAGTTGAAGCGTTAGTTGGTGTCAAAATTTAATTGGTTTGCCGTGCTAATCATTCATTTTGTTTTGCTAATCGCCTTTTGCTCTTCTTTTTCTAAAAGAAGTTTTCTAAAAGCAATTTTCCAAAGCACTATTTAGTAATCATTAAAGGTCTCATATAAGATACTTTTAATTTCAAACTATAAAATTCCCCATTCGTATTTACTGGGTCTCCTGCTTGGTCTGTTAAGAACACACGAATAGTCCTTCTACTCGCTCCTATTAAGTTATTCGCCTCAACTTTGGTTGGATTGAATGGATTGTAAATGATTTGACTGCCCGGTGATACATCAATTAGAACCTGACCGACAACTTGACTATAAGAGTTATTCATTAATATTCCTCTATCAACCAAATCGCAGTGAAGTAAGAAACTATCAACACTATTAAAGTTTGCTACATCAGGAGCGAGGACATTTTCAGGAGCACCAGCGTAAGCACCATATACGGCAGAAGCAAAACCTAATGTAGTTCTCGGTGTATCGCTCTGTGAGAAATCAATTGTATTAACTGAATAATTGAATTTGATAACAACTTTACTTGTAGCATTATCAGCAATTAGGTCTATGTTATTGTATGGACTAATTTTTCCATCAGCGTTCTCTAATAGTTGTTGTATTTTTGAATTCAAAGCAGGTAAATCGTATAAACCTTGGGGAATAGTAATAGTGAAATCCTGTTCCACATCACTCGTATCTAATCCGTGAATATACATTTTATCGTTAGTTCCTGTAATAATATTAGCAACAGACCACCAGATAGTAGCATTTTCCATAGAAATATTACAATTAATAGCATCATCAGGAACTCTTAAACTCTCGTCAAGTTGAACTTCAAATCTGCTTCCGTCTGCTGAAATGTTTGATGCCGCGCCAGATGGGTCGCTTGTTAAAATTATACTGAACTCTTCTTGTAGAAGCATATTATATAATATATCATAGATTTTAAAAAATAATTTATATTCCATAATAATAGGAATATGAGTAAAAAAATTGAAGATTATATGTTAGTGGAAAAAGTTAGACTTAAATTAAAGTTCAATCACGAAGGAGGTTTGTATGGTATGTTAAATTACGGCATACCCCCAAAGATGTATGAATTATTCCCTGAAATAGACGAACTTTTTAATTTTTATGAAAAATTGAGATATACTAAAAAACAACAACTTATATTTGATAAGGTTGAATGTGAGATTAACGATTACTTTGAGAATGTGCCTGATTATGAAGAAAGTGGATTTACTGATGATGAATTAAATGATGTTAATTATATATTTGGTTAGGTTTATTCATCATCTTCACTATAATCACTTTCATCTTCACTATATTCATACTCATCTTGTTTGTTCTTATTCATCATATTCAATAGGATTTTATACTCGTCCATAGGAATATTTACACTCTCGTTCTTTGTTTTTTTAGGTGCTTTCATAGACTTTGTCCTTGCTAATGGTGCTGGTTCGCTTTCAAATTCATCGTCCTCTTCACTTTCATATACAACTTGCTTTTTAGTCTTTTTGATAGTCTTTTTAGGTGCTGATTTCTTGTTAGTTTTCTTTGCTTGTCCTTCACCTTGAATAACACCATCTCTAACAAGGTTGTTATAAGTCCTTGAACCAACGGCAACTGGTCTTGATGTTGTTGGATTAATTATATACTCCGTCATTATAACATATACAGAGATTTTAATTATGTCGTTATAACATATTTATTCGGTGTCATTACATTCATTATGATTACCACGACATAACTTATTGGTATGATATGACATATTCGTATTTTTCATTTCTTTATTACAATCTTCACATACAACATTCCTATTAATTCTTTCAAATATCCTTTCTCTGTTGTCAATATAATATTGCTTCTTGTCTTCTTTCTGTATTTGGTATAACTCTTTTTGGGTTCTTGTTGGTATTCTTATATTCAAGGATGCCCCCGATTGTTCTAAAATGTGTCTCTCTCGCTTGTGTAAGTCTATTGTTTCTTCAAACTCTCCCTTTTCTATTAATACCATATCCCAGTTTATCCAACCTCCATTAGCACGAATACATTTATAGACATTATAATTGTATTCTTTAATTTTTTCAGTATTACAAGAAGACTTATGCCGTGCTTTTCTTCTTGCGAAATTACGAGTGCTTCCAATATATATATCTGTAATGGTTAAGTCTTTACAACATAATTTATAAATGTATCCTTTCATATATACCTAATGAGATATAATTATTCCATGGATTAAACGAAAAAATAATATGTTATATAATATTATATGATGACCTTAACAGACTTGGTTATTAAGAAGTATGACGAGATATACAAATTGAATTGGGATGATAAGTATTACATTATGAAATTACATAATATTAACAGGAGATATAATTTATTGATTAGAAAGTATAAGTTGGATTTAATAAAACAGATAAATTTTTGTAATTAAATATTTGATATATTATAATGGTTAAGAAGAAGAAACGTAATCCTGAAAAAATATTTCCAAATGTAATATTGCCTTTACCTTGTGCTGATAAAAGATTTCACGAACACTGGTTTGAAGGGCGAAATCTTTTGAACTTTATTCATCCGTTCCGTGCTTTAATGTGTGGGATACCCAATTGCGGGAAGAGCACGATGATAAAAAATATTTTAATTCGTTGTAATCCTCAGTTTGAAAGAATAATAATAATTCACGGCGACCCCGAGGGAACATTAGAATACGATGATGTGGATTGTGAATTGCTTGATACAATCCCATCAACAGACGAACACGACGGCGAGGAAAAGACATTAATAATCCTTGATGATATTGAATTCAGTTCATTATCCAAAATTGATTTGAAATCATTAGATAGACTGGTTGGGTACGATTCAACTCACAAGAATATATCGGTTATGATTTCTTCACAAGACGCATTTAGGTTGCCTTCTATTGTTAGAAGATGTGCAAACGTTTTCTTTTTATGGAAAATTAAAGATAAGGATAATGTCGCAGTTTTAAACAGAAGACTTGGTTTAAAGAAAAATGTTTTATTTGAATTGTTCCAGAAATACCTGAAAAAACCAACAGATAGTCTTTGCTTGGATTTAACAAAGAATACTCCTGCTCCTTTGAGATTAAATGGTTTTATTCCTATTTCGTTAGATGAATTTTAATTATGTAATTTCCTTATATCCTATATTGAATTTTTAGTTTGAAAATATTATATGTATTATATTATATAGAATGATTAAGAGACCTTACTTTCAGTTTGGAGCAGTCTTACAAGATACGACCGCACCACCTTTGAGCGACATTATACCAAAACGAATGGGGACTGGAAACTATCAAATCAAACGAGACAATTTTACAAATTCTGACCCAAAACCACGCAATCCTCGTTTTGATGATTTCAAAATAACAGGTTTAGAAAAACGAGGTAGTGATAAAGGATTAGGTGATAAAACATTAAGCGAATTATTTTCGGTAGATGTAGATGACCCAAGTGATAATCTATGGTTGGCAGAAAAACAACGATTAACTAATAAATATCTAAACCAACAAAATCCACTTACCCCAGAACAAATTAAATTAGAATTATTAGCACATAAACCATTAGGAAGAGACCAACGGAAAATCAGGAAACGAGATAATGTAGCATCGTCCGCTCTATCATTTAGGAGCAAATTAGAAGAAATGGAGCAAGAAATTAGAGAAGGTAGGGCAGTTGATAGTGTAAAATTAGCAACAATTGAAGGACAATTAAACAATATATTATCATCAACAAACGATATATCAAGTATGACACAGCAACAATTAAACGAGTTGGCGGAAATGTTAGAAGCATTACATATTCCACGAACACACGAGGAATTAGGATTACCGAGAATAATTGGAAATGACTATTACAAACTAAAATCTGGAATTATCAATATGTTCCTATTGAAGAATGCCGAAAATCACGCCGTTCTATCACTACAAAAACCCATTTTTGGAATTACAAATAAACCAACAAATTTATCAAGTATGGTAAGTGCGATGGGATTACCAAATAATAACAAACAATTTTTAGATTTAGGAAACCGAGAGATGCTAAATATACAAGGACTAATCAATCTTGTTAATGATATTCCAGAAGGTTTCAATAATCCAGCGATAGGATTAAGTGAAAACGAATTAAGTGTTGTATATCCATCAGGAGCACCACCAGAAACTCCCTCACAAGCATCTCCTCCCAGTAATACCACATCGCCATCAGTAATAACTCCAAGTCTATCAAACGCAGAGAATATTATAAAGTTAGAACGAAAATTGGAACGATTGAGCGAACTAATATTAGTGGAAACAGAAAATGGAAACGATGTAAAATCCATGGAAAAAAAGTATAAAAAAAACAAAAGACAACTAAACCATTTACGACAAATTGATAATCAATAATTATCTGGGAAAGGTTCATATTGATTATGTAAATCGCTATTATGTCCGTATTGTAATCGTTCATTAATATAATCGTGATAGTTTTTGTATTGTTTATATTTCGTGTGAATGTCATTAGATAAATGTATCACATCAATCGTAATCTTAATGACTACCGCAATTTTGTAAAATACATCAAGGTCTAACATAATAATATATACTTATAATATATGTGTTTTATTTATTAATTCAATTTGTATTTTGTTATTATTGTTATAAATTCTATCAAAAATTAAAGTTCTTATGTTTGTTTTAAAAATTAATATGTTTGTAATTAATATAGAATGAAGGTTGTATTTCCATTTCATACTGACATCAAAAAACTTAAATTTGGAAATGCTCCTGTGGAGGAATTTATTGAAGGAGGCATACACGAAGACAAGTTGGAGGACAAACGAATATTCTATGTAGTCCAACCCAATTGTTTAAAGGAAACTGGTGATAGAAAACAGTTCAAAATCGGTATGTCTAACTCTCCAAAAGTGAGATTGACAGATTATTATAATCACTATGGAAAACACAATAGTAATAACAAGTGCTCTGGCGTAAATGTCAAGTTAATATTATCCACTAACAAAGGCGACGACAAAGACGCTGATTTAACCACACCCCATTATTCAGTTTCAAAAGTTGAGAAGAAGTTGAAGGATTACTTCAAGGAAACTGGAAAGGTGGATAGAGGAACGGAATGGTTATTAGTAGGTGCTGATACATTAAGAAACAACATACAAAAAGCACTCAAAGGTAGTATGACAGACACAATCACACATAGTTCTCACGCCACTCGGTCAAGAATGTCTTTACGACCCAAATAAATTAGATACTATTTAAAGTTAAATTATTATATAGTAATTAATATATAAGTAGCGATGGATTACGAGAAACTGAATGAGTTTGTTAATGCCCCCCTCACCAAGGAGATTAAAAATCAACTAAACGAGGAAGAACTAACATATATCAGGAAGAAGAAAAGGATTAACGGAATTAAACTTTGTAATCAAAGAAAGTATCATAATAATAATGACTTTAAATTCAAGAGGTTAATGACTTGGTTTAATAATAAGTATAAAGGTAATGAGGAGTATATGAAGATAATTGAGAATGCGGATTTAACACCAGAGATGAAATACTATCAAGTCAAAATGTTCTCGGCAAGTATGGACGCTACGATGAAGATGATGAAATTAACTGCGAAGATGAATATGAATATGAATTAACCAAATTATTTTATTTGACGGAATATGAACGATAATATTTTTTTTGAAATATTTTTTTTGAATACTATATAAAGTTATGACGATATAGTATAGTATATCAAAAAATATTTTTGACCGAAAAAGTTTTTAATTACTATTTAAAGAAATAATTATATAGTATATATATATAGAGATGACGACGACGAAAAATAATATTACAGATAATATAATGAAGGGTGGGAAGAAGCAAACTTTCCAGAACCCCAAATATCCTTACAATTTTATTAGTCTTGAAGCACTACAAAAGAGATTAAAGAACACATTAATTATTAATAAACCGAACAAGAAAAATCCGTTCTATGGAGAACTAAAAAACAAATACACAAAGCAATTAAAACCAAACGCATTCTACACAAAAGAGCAGACATTAGATTTACTTAAACAATTAAAGAACGCTGGATATACTTGGGATTGGAAGAAGATGAAAGTGGTAAAACAGGTGATTAAACAAAGAATTATAACCACATATGTAGAAGGAAAAAGGTTGGGACGAAGTGATTTATTAGTGGAATTGGTGAGAGACTATGGAATTAGAGGAAATTACAAAGTCCAGATTTTTAGAGGAAGCAACAATTTAGCAGACCATAATGAGAAAATAACACTCCAAGATGAATACCGAAGTTGGTGGGACTATGCTTTTAAAAAATATGAGATTGGTGGTTATGGTGGAGTTATGGTTTGGAATGCTGGTATGAAGGGTGATATTCGTGATTTTGATGACTTGGGAAACCGAACCTATAATGAACTTGGAAAAATTGAATTCAAGTTCTCACTAATTAAAAAGTTAGACTATAAGAAAGTCAATCAAAAGTTCCTTGATGGTGAGACCCATTGTGTATTAAACCCTATTGTTGAATGGGCGAAATATATGTATGACAAAAGTTCTTCTGGGGCAACAAAAAAGAAATATAATACATACTTAAATGCGATTTATGGGAAGAACCCAAAACGAGGAACAAAAACAATTGGATTTTTAGAGAAATTCGCCGATGGAGTGGGTGAAGACGAGTTCCAAGAGATATGCGACACTTTACTAATTGATGTTGAAGTTGAACTCCCATTCCAACAAAAGATTTATCTTGAATGTAAGGCAAAAAACAGAAAAAGAAAGACATTTAGATATGTGAATTCAAGATTAAACCATTTAACTTTAAATGAGAATAATAAAAGATTTGATGTTGTATATCATAAGGACTATGATAATTCAATTGAACTATCACCAGAAGAAATCAAAGACAAACTCAAAGAATTAAAGGAAAATGACGAGTTCTGTTATTATCAAAAAGGCAAGTATGGTGTCAATCTTATTAATACAACAGATACACTATATACCATTCCCAAGAGCGAATTTGATGAAGAGGTTGAGAGATTTGAAAGAGAAACGATGTTGAAGTATTGTAAAATTGACGCTGTCAAGTTTCCTCAATTATCAAAATTCTTACAATACGGAACACATTATCAAGGCACAATTGATTACAAACCTGAATTAGTCAAAGTCCTTCGTGGTGATATGACGAAGACTATGTTTATTAATAAAGAGGAGATTGATGATATTAGAAACAACACCAAGCATATAGACCAAGAAAAGGCATACGCTCAATCTAAGGAATGTAAGTTTTATAGTGGATTTGTCGGCAAGATTACTGATTTCAGGAAGACAAGCGACTATCAAGCAAAAGGTCTATATTATATTACTAATACCAGTCTGGATAAGTGTAAATCAAAAGTTAGAAAACACCTTGAAACCTTGGGGTGGATTGAGGACGGAAACATTTACACCGATGCTGAATTAAAATTCTTCAAACATTATGGAGTTGAATTCGTTGTTGAATATGGAGCATTTGGAACACAACTGGATTTTGAATTCACAGACAAGATGAAGTATAACAAGCAAGATGTAGGCGAAGACTTAAAACCAATCCCATTTTATAGTTTATATACAGGTAAATTAGGCAGTATGAAAAGTGATAAGCAATTCTATATGAACGGACGGAGAGAATACTTTTCTAATATGATGAAATTAGATAATGATATATGGTATTGCGACGAGGAACAAGAAGCATCCATCACCAAAAAGAAACACAAGATAATCCACGCAACGCATATCACCGCTCAAATCACAGCGTATCAACGAATTAATATGATGGAACAATTACTCAAAATGGATTATGATAAGATTATTAGAGTAGTTGTAGATGGAATATACTATCAAGACCACGAGTTCAATTTGAAGAATACTTTTAGAATGAAAGACGACAGGACATTCTCTAATGGAGCATCCAAAGCATATCTATCAAGTCTATTGGATAAAGATTATATCAAAGATAGTGGTGTATTACCTGTTGAAACTGAACCAAGAGAATTCTTTAAGAGGGAATTATTCATAGGTGCTGGTGGTAATGGAAAAACCCAATTTAACTTGACTGATAAGGGATTAGTTGATATTCTTTTTGTAAGTCCATCTTGGAAGTTGTCATCTTCAAAATACAAGGAATTCCCCAGTTTAAGTGCTAATAATGTTCTTCACAATTTAGTCAATCAACCATATTCAAAGGAAATCATTAACAAGTATAGTGTTATTATTGTAGATGAAGCGTCCATGATTACAGAATTTGAAAAGCAATTCATTATGAGGAATAGTATGAGTAAATTGATTTTTTGTGGCGATATTTCATATCAGTTAGAACCAATTATTACAGATTTAACAAGAATTCAATATATTAAAAAGTTGGAAGCGGAAATGAGAGAGTATGATATATTATTGAATGGTAATCTTTCAAATGAACCGATACAACAACCTGACAGAAGAAATTTAGTTGAGAGACAACTGAAAGTGTGTGAGTATATCACCAAGAATGTTGATGATTATATGAATGAGATGAACTCCAACGGATTTAATAATGTGGTTGAATTAACAAAGAATTACCGATATGGTGATGATAAGGTATTGAGTGAGACTATCAAGTATTTGAGACAAATGATACTAAAAAAGAAAGGATTTAGCGAAGCATTTAATCATATCAAAGATAGGTTTGAGAATGTAGGTATAGAAGACTTAAAACAACAATATATAAAAGAAGACACGATATTATGTAGCGAGCACATTTATAAAGATTACTATACTCATATGTTTAAGGATATTGAGAAGTATAGGGTCAAAAGCAATACACGAGATTATAAAAATGGTGAGATATTATATGAGAAGGAAGATGGAGTAAAAATGGAATTGACCCACGGTCTCACCTCGCACAGCATTCAAGGGATTACTTGCGAAAATGTTGTATATATTGATATTAGAAAACAAAAAAGTATCAGGATGTTGCACACCTGTATTGGACGAGCAAGGAGAAATTCCCAAATCAAATTCATTATTGATGATACGGAAATCGTTAATAAGAAATATGAGAAGTCAGTTATTTATAAGATATATAACCCTGATTGTGATGACATATATATAGGTTCTACTTGTGAATTTAAGAAACGGATTAATAGTCATAAGAAGGTCTGTAATGAATTGAACCACAAAAACTATAATGCTAAGTTGTATAAATTCATCAGGGATAATGGAGGCATAGATGCTTGGAAATTTGAGGTGTTGGAGGAGGTCTCGGTGAATAATCATCCTGAATTACATAAGATAGAACAAGATTACATAGATACTATGAGACCACAATTGAATTCAGCGAACCCTTACAGGAAAGATTAAGAATTTGAATAGAAATATACAAAAAAACACACACACACAATAAGATAATTTTATAAGTGTCCGCACACACTTTATAAAATATTTTTTTAAACATACTTTTCGGTGGATATAAAGTTATGCTTCTATATACTATTATATACAACTATGCCGAGAAAACCTATTGACTATTCAAAATCCATTATTTATAAAATCGTTTGTAATGATACTAGCATTACAGATTGTTATGTAGGAAGCACAACTGATTTGAAATCACGGAAATCTAAACATAAATATCGTTGTAATAATTCAAATGATAAAGAACACAACTCTTACAAATATCAATTTATTCGTGAGAATGGTTGTTGGAATAACTGGTCTGTTATAGTTGTCGAAGAATTAAAATGTGAAAACAAAAATCAATTGGAAACTCGTCAAAGATATTGGTTAGAAGAATTGAAAGCAACTTTAAATAAAAAAATTCCTACGAGAACAATGAAAGAATATACAAAAGAATATTATGATAAAAATAAGGAAGAAATCAACGCAAAAGATAAAGCAAAAGGATACGCAAGACCAAAACATAAATGCTCTTTATGTGATTTCATGTGTATCAAAAAGTATATGCCTTCACATATGATTACACATAATAGGAAGTAAATACATAGAAACCGACCACCTTTTTTTTTTGGTTCGTGCCATTGCTGGGGCATCTTGATTGTTGGGAAGCATCTGCGACAGGTCAAGGAGCAATACACGAGGACTGGAACTGATACGAAGAACTGGTGATGGACGCAGATTGGACTGACGAGGAACTAATGACGAACTGGTGATTGACGAAGAACTGGAACGAGGAACTGATGACGAACTGGCGATTGAGAATACGAGACACTTGACGAGGAACTTGACGAGGAACTAGAAATGACGTGAGAAACGAGCGAGGAAGTGGCGTGAGGAACTGGAACGAGCGAGGATTGCTGGAAATGGCGTGAGGAACTGGAACGAGCGAGGATTGCTGGAAATGATGCGATGAACTGGAACGAGCGAGGATTGCTGGAAATGGCGTGAGGACTGATACGTTGGAACTGGTGCGAGGACTGATACGTTGGAACTGGTGCGATGGAGAGGTTCAGGGAAGTCAAACAAAAAGTCAGATTTTTTCCTTTTTGGGTCAAAGTCAATTATGTTTCTGATTTTGTGTTTTGGGTGAGGAGGTTTGTGAAACTGGTTGTGCTATAAATAAACAATTTCCTTTTTGGGTTGATTTCTTGACTTCCTACTTACAATTGACTTTCGTTTCAAACAATTTAACACATATCCAATTGAAATACCCCTTTTGCGAGAAAATTGCAGATTGTTAATTCTGTGATATTTTCTGGAATTTTTGCTTGTTTTTTTCTCGTGTTTTTGAAGGATTATTCAATATGAACTCACTTTTTTTTAACACGATTTACCCAAAAATATTTTGAACTCACTTTTTCTTAACATTTTCAACAATTTTTACAACAAATCACTCCCGATTATTTCCACGGATTTTCTCCGATTTTACCCCTTTTCACTCATTTTTTTTTACCAATTTGACCCCTATTTTCGCCCCAAATTTAGTAATTATTCGCTGGTTTTAATATGCCCTTGAAAATGCCTATATTTAGCACATATGGTCTATAAATAATTTTTTGCAAAAGGAGACACATATTAGATGGGGGG